GCCGCGAGCAGCCATACCGGCTCGGGCCGACTGCACTGCGTCACGCGATGCTTCGGCTGACAGGCGCCCACCACTCTGCGACCTTTCGATGGCCTGCTGCATGAGTGATCCGCCAAGAGCGCCCGCTTGAACGTCTTGCGCATTTATGTCGGCCACGCGGCGTGCATTGACGGCGTTGACATTGGCCACACCGCCCATCTGTGCTGCCGCAACGTCTCGGCTGCGCACATCGGCGACTCGCTGTGCATTTACTCCGCGAACGTCACGCACCGGACCCATCTGCGCGGCGCTGGCCAGATTAGCGCGCACGTTGCGGATGTTGGTCGGCGCGGAGATTTGATCCGGCCGGTAGGACATGGCGCTGGCGCCAAGCCCGCGCATCTGGTTCTCCAGAGCGCTCGGTCCCATGTCGCGGCCCATCTCATCGAGGATGGTCTGGCGGGCGAACTGAGAATATTGGTTGTCGAGGTTGCGCGAGAGCTGGTCCGCGGTGCCGAACTGCATGCGGATATACTCAGGGTATAGCCGCTTGATCGCCGCTTCTTCTTCGGCGCTTTGGGCGCGGGCCACGCGAATGCTCGCATTGGCCATTGCATCGTAGTCAATCGGCGCCGGTGCGGCGGGCACTGGTTGCGGCGCTGGTGATGATGATCTTCCTCCCATAGTATTATCCTCCTGTTTTCTTAATTAGTTTGTCCCAATCGTAGACTCGCGGTTCAAAGCTCCCCCTGCGGCACCACGCCGCGTATTGCTGCGGGCGTGTCGCCACGCGCATAAACTCCCGCACAGGGTTTGCGCGGCCAGCAGCAGCAGCCAGAGTGACGAACCAACAATTCGGCTCGCCGCTTTCAAAGCACCTCTCCTCCGCGTTCCACCGCAACTCCGAGGCCAGCAGAAACACTTCCGGTGTGGCGTGGACTAAGCCGCTGCTTAGATGCTCGCCGACAAGCTCCCAGAAGTCTTGCGTGCTGTGGTTGTCCCACCAGTGTTTTGCGCTTTGCCATGGGGTCATCGGAAGATGGCGACATGCACGCTTGAAAAATCAAGAAGCCCGCCATCATTTGCTGCGGACGATCCATACAATGTTTCAATACGCACAGCCGATGATGTCGGAGCGGTTTGCGCTCTTACTTGTCCGCCGGATGCGCCGCGAGTTGTGCCGCTTGCGACCGTTGATTCATCGCTTGTGTTCCACACGCTTATCGTTGTTGCGTAATTGGCGTCAGGCATTGCCGTGGTAAAAGTAATTGTGAAATCTCCCGCGGCATTTCGCAGAACGCTTGCAACATTGCCACTGCCGCGGATTCGTCTGTCGGTATTTGCGGAAGACGCCGCGCCACTGCTGTCTTTTGTTGCATCAAAACTTACCCAAGCTCTGCACGCATAAATCGGCGGGTCATTGTCGGCGTTGAGCGCCTTTTTGATTTCACCAGCGTTCGCGGCGAGGGAGAGCTTGTCGTTGGTGACGGCATCGTCGGCGATCTTAGCCGTCTCGACTGCGTTGCTGGCAAGTTTCGCAGCCGTTACGTTGGCGTCTGCAATTTTCGCCGTGGTCACATTCGCATCCACAATCTTCGCCGTGCTAACACTACCGTCCGCGATGGCGCTGGCGGTGCCGGTAAGGTTGGCCGTAATCGTTCCAGCCGAGAAATTGCCGCTAGCATCACGCGCCACGATGGCGTTGGCCGTATTGGCGTTGGTCGCGGTGGTCGCAGAGTTGGAGACCTTTCCAGCCGTCGAGATTGTCGCCAGCTTGGTGTCTGCAATGGCGGCACCTGCGGCAACCTTTGCATCGGTCACGGTTGAATCGGCGATAGCGCTGGCGGTGCCCGTTACGTTGCCGGTTACGTTTCCTGTGACGTTGCCTGTCACGTTGCCGGTTACGTTGCCGGTGAGCGGCCCGCTGAATGCTGTGGCTTTGACCGTGCCGTTGACATCGAGGCGCTCTGTCGGGGTGCTAGTGTTGATGCCAATGTTTCCAGTGCTTCTTGAGATATGCAGAACTCTTTCAAGGAATGTTCCATTATCCGACCATCGATGCATGAAAAAGTTTGAACCAGCGTTGGAGCCGCTTTCTGCGTCATTGTCGGTTCCAACGTGCCAGCGTGCTACATTGTTTGTGTTCAATGCGAGGAAGCGATATGTAGCCGCCGCGCCATCAATTATGTTTAAAAGAGCAGAACGGATGCCCCCAACAACCTCTAGTTTTACTCCGGGGAGTGGCACAGTGCCAATACCCACGCTCCCATCCGCCGTCACCACAAACGGCGTCGCGTCAGGATTCGTCGAGTCCTCGACCACCAGCGCGTTCCCGCTGCCTTCCTGCGTGATGCGCACGGCGTCCGTGGTGTCGTTGTGGGCGACTGTAAGCCTTGCGGTGGGTGACGTTGTGTTGATGCCTATGTTGCCTGCGCTGGTGATGCGCATGCGCTCCGCATGGCCTCCGGTTCCCGCGTTGGTCCCAAAAACCAGTCGCCCAAACATTGCACCAGCGCTAGGAGATCCGTCGATAAACGCCTCAACGGCCGCAGCATTGTAGTTTGTTGAGCCGTCAAAGGCAGCAAATGAAAGACTTCCAACGGAGTCTCCGTTTTGGACGGAGGATGGCGAGGAGAGTGTTCCTCGCGCTTTTTGCAGGCTAACAGCAACCGCCGATGTCGGGGTGTCCGAGTATCTGCGAACAGAGATGTTTGCGTTTGGCGCATCGTTAGAGTTGGACGCCAGTTGAAGCCCTGCATTGGGACTAAATGTGGTGGTGTGCCCACTAATAATTTGTCCCGCGCTATTGATAACAAACGGCGTCGAGTCAGGATTCGCCGAGTCCTCAACAACCAGTGCATTGCCACTACCCTCTTGAGTAATCCGCAGCGCATCCGTTGAAGTATTGCCGCCGATAACACTGCCCGCACCGGCCGTAAGCGCCTGCGTTCCAAAGTTGGGAGCAATCTTTGTTCCAGCGATGGCCGCATCGCTCTTGATGTCGGCGTTGACGATGTCGCTGACGGTGCGGGCAGAATTCAACTTAGTCGGGGTCACGGTGTCCCCAGAGGTGAAGGTGTAATTATAGGAGGCCATATATGTTATGCTGCGTTGCGGGTTTCAGTCGGAGGCAAGGACTTGGGCGATGCCTCAATGCTGGCGGATCTGATTTCCGGCCGCCCACCGGATGTTTCGTAAATGACTTCGGCGCTATGCGCCTTGTAACGCACCGGCGTCTTCATGTTGTAGTCCTCGGCGCTGGTTGCGCTATTGGTCAGCGTGCCCACCGTTGCTTCCGTGTCAGGATTGATCGTGCTGATCTTGGTCGTGACGCTGGCGCCTGCCGGAATGACGACATCGGCGATGGTGCGGAGGAACCGCTTGCTGTGCATGTCGCCGAAGTCGTAGCGGCGGGTCTTGATGCTGCCGACCACTGGGCTGGTGCCGCCGTTGACAGCATTGTCGTCGGTGGCGGCGGTGACTTCTTCCAAAAGGTAAAGGTTGCCCGCACGCGGGATGCTGAAGACGCGGCGGTTGTTGCTGTGGGAGGCAACGAGGATCTGGTTGACCGAGGCGCTGGACGGATAAGTGTCGCGGTATTCCCATGTGTCTGTCAGGGCGTTCCACGCAATGACGAGCTGGTTGCCGTCAAGAGGTTCGGCGCTGGTTGGGAGGGCAATGAGATAGCGGTTGGCGTGCCATACGCCGAAGGCAGATTTCTCCACGCGGGACTGAACCACTTGGCCAAACAAGTCGGCGATGGGTTCGGAGAGCGGCTTGGTGTCGCCGCGAAGTTTTAGATCGAGGCGGCTGTCGAGTCGGTAGATACCGGCGTCAGACAGGAAGAAAACAAACGAGCCTGCGGTGACGATGGTGTTGCGGGCACTGCAACCGATCTCGTTGGTGAGGAGCGTGAGCTGTGACACCGGAGTGTCTACGCTGAAGTCGCTGCCATCTGTGGACGACACTTGGCCGAGGGTGGCGAGCCAGATGGACTTGCGGCAGAAGACGAGGGCTTGGCCCTCGATCCATGGATGCACTGCAACAATGCGGTCGTCGCCGCCCGCTCCTGCGCGGAAGCTGTTCCAAAATGGGTCGTATAAGTCGGAGTCCAAAACGTCGCTGATTCCCACCGTGTCGCGGGTCTTGGCGATCCATAGCCGATTGTTATGGTAACTCGCCCAGCCGACACTCGGCATGCGGGTGTAGGTGACGCCTTCGCTTGGCACACCTGCGGTGGCGCGGACGAAGTTTCCAGCGCCGCCGTCCCAATAGATCGGCGCTTTGACGCGGCGAACCTTGATGCCTGCGGCAGCGTGGGTTGCAGTGCCGCTTGGAACGGTGATGGTAAAAGAGTCAGTGGCGATGCCTGTGATGTCGTATTCGTGGCCGTCGAACGCGGGCGTTGTGCTGCCTTCAATGCGGACGCGGGCACCTTCGGGGTAGCCGTGGGCGGTGACGTTAATGGTGGCCGTGGTGGTGCTGACCGTGATGCCTGACGCGGTCGTGAGCTTTTGCTCCCAGCCGCTGACGCTGCGGTCGGCTTCGCGGAGGATGTAGAGGCGGTCGAACGCTTGGACGACGCTGACGGTGTCCGTGCCCTCGATGCGCTCTTGCGGCGTATTCGGGTAGTTTTTGACCACCGGCGACTGGCCTTGGCGGTAAAGTGTGGCGCTGTCGCTTCCGGCGAGCACGATGAATTCGTTGGCGTTGTCGTAGTTCTGGCTGGCGAACACTCCGGCCGCGTAGAGTCCGCCCTCGTAGCTGTCGCGCACTTCGGGGCCGTTGTTAGCGATGATGGTGCCGGTGGCCGGTGTCGCGGGGCTTCCGCTCACGGTGTAGGTGAAAGTATTGGCGTCCGTAACGGTGACGATGAAGTCGCCGTTGTAGTCTGTCTCGGCGGCGCCGCGGATGTTCACTTGGTCGCCGGTGGTGAATCCGTGGGCGGTCGCCGTGACGGTGGCCGTGGTTGATGCGCGAGTGATTGAGGTGACGGCCTTGTCGGTGCCGAGCGTGAAATCCAATGTCAGCGGGGCGCCGGTCGTGCCGATGGTGTCGGTGAGGCGCTTGCTCCCCTTGCGGGTCTGGGCGACTCCGCGATCCAAGCGCATGTTGACGCTGTCTTGCAGCATGCCCGCCGGAAGGGTCAGCGGGTTCAAGCGGCTGGCAAAGCCGATGAAGCCGTTGTCGCCATCTCTCTGCACTGGACTTTCTAATGCCATTAGTTGAGCGCGGCTTTGAGCCGTGACTTAAACCGCGCCGCGTCGGCGGGGCTGATGTCGTTCTTGCGATTGGGGGCGATTTGTTGGTGGGTGACGATGCGGCTCATCGGGATGTGCCACTTCTTCATGCGGGGCACGATGTATTGGATGGCGCTGTCCATGGCCGCTTCGCCGAGCGGGTCTTCGTAGGTATTGCCGTCCCACGCCACACCGAGGCTGTAGCTGTTGCAGTCCGGCACGCCCTGCCATGAGCTGAGACCCGCATGCCAGCAGCGGGCGGTGTCGTCGGCGAGGACGGTGCGGTTGCCGTTGCGGGCGATGATGACGTGGTAGGACACTTTGCTCTCAGGGTTCATGCACCAAGAGACGGAGCCGTTATAGCTGCCGCTCGTATGGTGCAGGACGATCATGGTCGGCGTGATGGGTCTGCCGCTTTTGTTCGGGGTGTTGAGACGGCGTTCGTCGTAGGCTTTGCTCGCGGCGGGTGTGGAGGCGGTTGTGGATACGGATGGCAAGCTCGGCGAGGCTGGCGCTGGGCCAGTCGCGGACGGCTTTCCAAATAGTCTCTTGATCCACTTCCACATGCGCTTACTTTGCGTGGCCTTTGGGCGGCGGGTTGACGGTGACGGTCGCCTGTTGCTTCAAGAAGTCATACCCAACGGTCACGCAACCACCCGCAAGAGCAGCCCAGCTCGCGGCGAGGATCGCAACTGCAACTAGTTTTGTGACGCGGGCGTGGCTCATTGATTCAGAGGCGGGCGTTGTTGTCCTTGGCCATGACCAAGCCCCAACCCGCGAGCAGACTCGCGGCGATGAGGCCGAGGTCGGGCACGCTGCCGTTGGCCAAGAACTCGCGGCCAGCGGTCGAGAGCGAGGCGATGATTGTGAGGATTCCGAGCAGGTTTGTTTTCCAGTTTCTCATATTATTTTTGCTTCTGTTTCTTTCGTAGGTCGTGAAGGACCGAAATTAGGGTGACGATGCCAACCGCGAGGCCGACACAAAGACCGGCGACCCTGAGAGTTGTCTCTAAATGGGGCAGCATAGAAAACGCCGAGGAGCCGATAGACGTGGCCGTGCCGATGACGCCTTTTTCCGTCGTGCTGAAGTTGTGATGAAAATACTGCAAGCTCATCGCGCGGCCCGTCCGATGCGTTACTTCAAGTAGGCAAGCACGGCGCCTGCGTGCAGCTTGATCTCGGTGAAGCTGCCCTCGATGGCGGTGCCGACCGGAAACGCATAGGCGCTGGCGCCGGTGGTGTTCGCCACGTTGGTCTGGTTGCCTGCGAGCGTGTGGAACTTGGTCGCGGCGTCGAGGCTTTCGACAACGCTGAATGTTCCGGTGACGGCCGTGGTGTCGGAGATGAGGCGGACGCCGTTGGCTTTGTTCGTTGTTCTGACGTTAGGGTTCATAGGATTAGTATTGGTTGACGCGGGCGGTCCA